CTATCGCCCATTTACCACTGATCAGCTTGCCATACTTGAGGTGGGTGAAGACAAACCTATCGCCCCCTTCTGTATAGCTTGGGTCGATTCCAGCAATATCTTTCGGGGTTCCATCCCAGATCGGCTTCTCTAACGCTCCATGGCGGGCCAAAAGGATATCAGAGACAATCGTGGAGTCATCAGCATCAGCAGGAGGCCAGAAGCCCCGAAACTTCCTCCAATACTGAGGATTGAGTTCTCCAAGTTCTTTTCGGGCCAAGGCCACATCATTGGGCTTGGGTAAGAATGGGTAGCGGAGTCCCTTGCCAGCATCGAAGGATTGCTGGTTGGGGTTGTCTTTTTCCGAGTCAAATCTGATGCATACCCCCTCAATACCCGCCACCCGTATCTTCCAGTTCGGAGTATCCTCGTCCACACTCATCCATCCCTTGATCGGTTCACAGAACTTTCCGTGTGGGTCGAAGATAGAGGCGGGGTTTCCCGCGCCGACGATGTAGAGTTCTTGAGCGCCCTTGAATCCCCAGATAGCTTGGCTTATTACAGAATTCGCGCAGTCTTGAAGCTCATCAACGATCAACACGATACGACGATTCTTCTTACCTTGAAGTCGCTTTTGGGCGTCATCTTTGTATTCATCACCCGCTGCGAGGAGCATGATAGAAGATGCATCGCTTACCCCTGTTTCGGGGTCGATAATGGCTCCCTCTTCATCCGATAGCTTGATGATATCCATGGATTCAATAAGCCTGCCAGAGGCCAGTCCCATGTTTCGGGCTTCGCGGTACATTTTGACCAGAGCGGCCCAGATGCGCTGCTTTGCGTCTATTTTCGACGTAGAGACCACAATGGTCATTGTGTTGATTGGGTCGCAGAACCAGTTGACCAGCGCAAACGCCGCCATGCCGTAGGATTTACCAGAGTCCGTGCCTCCCGCTAATCCCGTTACACTTCGGATAAATCGGTTGCCCGTGACTTCGTCTACTTCGTGAACAGTATTGCAAAATGCCTGTGCCGCTAATTCCGCCCACTTGTGCCATTGGAAGGTGGGCCATATAGCTGAAACGATGTTTCGGTAATGACGGGCTTTTCCTAAACCTCCTTCTTCGGGCGTCAACCCTTGCAAGAACGCATCCATCTCAATACGGATCGGCGTAATCGCCTGTCCGTCTTTGGGTAGCCACAACCTCCCGTATTTCTCTACACCTTGATCAACTGTTGCCATTTATGAAATTTATACTACACTAATCGCAATGGAGAAAAAGCGCAAGGTTGCAGAACGGGATTGGGACAGCCCCGAAAACCGCCTCAAAAAGCAGAATGCATTTCGTTTGTATGCCGCTGGACGAAAGATGCCAGAAGTCATGCAAGCCTTGGATACAAAGCACAAACCTACTCTTGAGAAGCTGATCTATAGCGAGAAGTGGGATGATTATGCGAAGGTCTGGCAAGAAAATCCCGAAGCAGAGAATCTCTATCCTTGGGATAGAGAACGTCCTGTAGCACTAGTAGTTCCCCCCGCCAAAATGGAGGAGATGGACAAGAAGCGCAGAATGGAGTGCATAAAGGGGTTTTCCATGTATTGTTCGGGGCGCACCCTGCGGGATATTGCCGAAGAACTGAAGGTTAGCGAATCCACAGTCTGCCTCTGGCGGGATACCCAGCGTTGGTTTCAATGCAGGGAACGTCTTGTCAATGAATCGGCCCCCGCCCCTTGGGAGGATGACGGAGTTCCCACTTTGATGTCGGAAATTACGGCTTCATTGGAAACTATGAAAAAATCGATCAAGTTTCTGACGGGTAAAGTCTTGGTTAAGGCCGCTGATGCCGCGCAAGATCTCGACGGCATGGAGGCTCTTGGGATGATGCGTAACATTAAACAGCTGGCCGAAGCTGCTGCAATCAACTTCTCTGAAGGGGTTAATGCCCAGAATGCCATCCAAATCAACATCGCCACCAAACTGGAATCTATGAAGATTCCCGAAGACTCAACCTATGAAGCGGAGCTTGTGGTTAATGAGTAGTCCAAGATTCTGCTATTCCCGTAAAACCAGTGTCCCGCCGCAAGGCTGGTGGGTTAAATGTCCAATTGTAAATGAACCCGTCCACGGTGGAGACTTTTGGGACATGGTTAATAATTGTGAAAAGCTTTTGGTTTCCAAGGGAATTACTCCGCCTACTGATTTTGTGTCACAAATAGAAAACAATCTTTGTGACAGAATGGCTGGCAACGAAAACTGTGTTCCTTGTTCTCAAGAAAAGCAGAAGCTTGGATTTGGAGAAATTGTTCGCTGGGTCAAGGCCATGTATCAGTTTGCCGTAAATGGCAAGTTTGAGCTTGTCTCACAAGAAGAAGCTGAACGCCGTGCCAAGATCTGTGCAGCTTGCCCTCACCAAATAGCAACATCTGGATGTTGGGGATGTAAGGGGATTGCGGGAATGCTTCCCCATATTGCAGGAGCCAGAAAGACATCCTATGACTTGCAACTCAAAGCTTGCGGCATATGTGGCTGTTTTAATTCCGTAAGCGTCCACCTACCCGTCGAGGTGCAGGGTGGAGAGAATCTGGAGTTTCCCGACTTCTGCTGGAAGTTTAAGCAACCTCAAAGCGAGTAATCGCCTTGTTGAAGCTCATGTTGGCAACGCCTGTCGGGCCGTCACGATGCTTGCCGACAATGAACTCCATGGTCGGATTTTGCTCATGATCTTGGGCATCCTCGCTATGAAGCATGATGACGATGTCGCTATCCTGTTCAATAGCTCCAGATCCCTTGAGGTCTGAAAGGCTTGGGCGTCCACCGCGCTTGTCGGGGTCGCGGTTGAGTTGAGCCAGCACCAAAACTGGAACCTTGAGGGTCTTGGCCAAATCCTTGATGCCACCACTAATCTCTTCCACTTCGCATACACGATTGTCTTTTCCGCGCTTGCTATCACCTTTAACCAACTGCAAGTAGTCAATAATGACGAGGTCTAGTGGCGTCCTTTGGTGGGCGCGGCGGGCAACCGCTTTGAGATAGCCTATGGACTTTGCCGAACTATCATCGCAGATGATTTCAGATCCGTGGATCTCTTGGATAGAACGTGCCAGAGATTGTTTTTGATGCGGGGTGACCCGACCAGAAAGGATGTCAGCCGCTCCTACACGCGCCCGTGAGCGGATCATGCGTTCCATAAGCGCAACGCTGGTCATCTCTAAAGAAAAGATAAGCACCCGCTTTTTCTGGTTTAGTGCTACGTTTTCAGCAATCTGGAGTGCGCTTGCAGTCTTTCCTACTGCTGGTCTTGCCGCCAAAACAACCATATCTCCTCCGCGCAATCCAAACATAAGGATGTCATCCAATGGTGTGATTCCTGTGCGGATACCGATACAGGGCTTGCCAGCAATCGTGGATTCGATGTTTTGGGCAGCGCGGTCTAGGGCGCTATTGATTGATAGTTTGTCTCCATCATCAATCTCGTAATCGGCCCGCATCACGGTTGTTTCCGACCAGTTCTTTAGCTCTTCAATCTTTAGCTCGCGGTCCCTCGCCTTGTGAACCATGTCATTGGCCAAGTATTCCAGCGACCTTCTGTAACGGGCTTCTTCCAGCTTGGGGTAGTAGCGTTTCCAGTTGTTGTGGGCTACACACGAAGTTGCAACTTCTGTAATTTTTTGTTCACCACCAATGATGTCGTATTCGTTGGCAGCTTCAATCTCTCCTTTGACATTGATGATATCGGCCTGCATCCCCTTGGCGATACAGCGCATGATCGCCCGAAAGATGATCTTGTTCTCTTGAAGGTAGAAGTGATCCTCCTTAATGGATAAAAGGATCTCTCTTTGGTCCTCTGTTGGCGCATGGCAGAGGCAGGAGAGGAGTGCGGTTTCAGCCGAGGGTTCGTGAATGACTTCGTGCATAGGAAGCGTTAGACAGCCGCTTGGGCTTTTCGTTCACGCTTTCTTTGCAAAATTTCCAGCATGGATTGCCTGCGGCGTTCGCGCTCTACTTCCGAGATCACTCGTTTCTTTTTCGTTTTTTTTGACGATTTACGCATCATTTCTGATACTTTATCGCAAACTGTCCCCATTTGTGCATCATTACTGACGCTTTGTGGCATTGGAAATCCCTCTTGCGCCATCTTGTGGAGTGACCCATCTTTACATCCGTGGATAACCACTGCTTGGCTAGAGATGACTCTATCTGGGCAAGTGACTCCTTGGACCGCTTGGGCTTCGGGGTCTTCGGCATAGAAGACAATCTTCCCATCCTTCCACTGGTAGTTGACACTTTTCCAGTAGGTGCGGATCAGTGGGGTGTCGCGGCCAATGGCCATGAAGTTCCAGCGGCAACGAACATCCCATGGTTCGGGGATGGTGCCTGCGTTTTTGTAAGCCAAATTGTAGGTCGATAAGGACTGCGCGGAAGGACAAAAGTCCAAGAAATTGGGCGGGTAGACGGCACTACCCACAATCATCCTGTAGATATTCTTCCCATTGGTTGCCATACCTCCTTCGTAGAGATGGCCCATGATTCCGACTTTTCTGTGGTATTCGGCGTCTAAATCATCTACCCATCCCTCTTTCATCGGAACACAATCTGGCTCCCAAAAGTAAAACGGAGCATTGGTTGAATACATGGCAGCAGCCACATCACTGAACATCTGGTTCGGGCCAAGTGGCCAGCCATCAAATCCGTCTTGGGCGGTCAGGTGGTCAACTTCTGGAAAGCTTTTCTTGAGTTCGTGAATGACATCGGAAACACCAGATGTATCACTCTTGGTACATACTGTTGCCTTGTGGCGCATATTAATTCCCATGGCAGTAATGGCCTTGGCCGACTCCATAGCCAGATCTGCGTCTCCGTTGTGGTAGGCAAAGACAATATTCATTGTGCGTCGAAGTTAAGCGGCCAGCTAGGATGAATGGGATCTTCCAGACGAATGCGGACGTTGCGCTTTTCAGACCTCGTTAGCTGGTCGGCCTGAAGAGTTGCCTCTTCATGGGAAAGACCGAACCCGTGGAGTTCGACGGTTTTTTCTCCGTAACACACAATAAATGTTTTGGTTTTATCGCTCATTTTTTCTTTTTCTTGGCTTCTGCTTGGTTGATGTATTTGGTAAACTGTTCAGCGCATGTAGTGGCCATGTCGATTTCTGATTCGGGGTCGAACCAGTAACCATTACGTTCAGCGAACAACGCCTCCATTGGCATGGGGGTT